CCCGTGATTTATTATATGGTGAAGATCCGGTGAAAAAATTTACTTCAGCTTTTCCTGTTGAAATGTATCTTTCTAGTGTTATGGGACATGAGGGCCAAAAAGATTTCTTTTACAAGTTTGGTTTAGAAATTCGGAATCAAGTCCATGTTCTTGTTTCACGCAAGGCCTTTTATCAAAGAACACCACAGACAACATATATGCGACCTATTGAGGGTGATTTAGTATATGTTCCATTCTTAAACGGTGGCGGTGAATTATATGAAATTAAATATGTTGACCAAAACAAAGATGGATTTACTTTAGGTAGAAAAAATCCATACTACTATGAATTAGAAATGGAGAAATTCAAATACTCACAGGAAGTTATTGCAACAGGTATGCCAGACATTGATGTTGCAGCTTCAGATTCTGCTTATACATTACATTTAAATGTTGGAACAGGAACAGGAACATATACACTCAAAGAGTTTGCGTTTCAATCACCAGATAATACTTATGAAAATGCAACAGCAATTGCAACAGTACAAACTTGGATACCTTCTTCAAACACATTGTCTGTAATTAATATTGCTGGAGAATTTGTTGATGATTCGATTATCATTGGAAAAACAAGCAACGCAAGATATAAATTGACTACATTTAATCCTTTAGAAGATCCTGGACACCTTGAGCCTTACTCCAACAGTTTGTTACAATCCAATGGAAATACGTATGTAAACATAACAGAAACTAATCCGATTGGTGGTTTATAATGGCTAATGTTTTCTACAACAGAATGATAAGAAAGATGACAGTTGCTTTTGGTGACTTGTTTAATAATATCACATTGGTTCGTTATAATCCAGATAATACTGAACAAGAAAGATTTGTTGTTCCAATTGAATATGCAACCAAAGAGTTGTATGTAATGCGTATTCAAGGTGACCCTAATTTAGATAAAAAAGTTATGATGACTTTACCTAGATTATCATATGAAATGAATGGGTTATCCTATGATGCAACCAGGAAACAAATAACAAACATAAAGTATTTTTCACAAAATGGTGCAACAACAAGTTCACAATATGTTCCAGTTCCTTATGATTTTGATTTCTCTTTATATCTTTATGTAAGAAACATTGAAGATGGTAATCAAATTATAGAACACATTTTACCATACTTTGCACCAGATTATACTATCAAAGTTAACATGATTCCTGAAATGGGCATAGTTAAAGAAGTTCCAATTATATTAAAAGATACAAAATATGATGTTACATATGAAGGTGATTATACCTCAGATACTCGAATGGTTATTTGGACCTTAAACTTTACGGTTAAAGGATTTGTTTTTGGTGCAACTTCAACTGCAAACATTATCAAAACATCAATTACTAATATATACAATAAGATAACAGATAAAGATACAGTAGAATTTACACTTGACGCGCTAGGAGAAAGTAATTATAAAGTTGGAGAATTGGTATATCAAGGTTCTTCTGCTTCAACATCTACAGCCATAGGCAGAGTTGTGGCTTGGGATAGTTTAAATAGAAAATTAATTTTAGATAGTCTGAATGGTAATTTCTTATCAGGCCAAAAAATGATTGGCATGACTTCGAATGCATCTTGGTTATTCATATCTTATACAATCAGAACAGTTGATTATGTAAACATAACAACAACACCAGAATATGGACCTGCAATAGAAGATTTATTGACTGGAGTTGGAACAGAAGATATTCTAACAGAAAATAATGCAGAAGATTTATTAACGGAAACAAACGATAATGGGCCTACTGATCCTTATACTTACAACACCGTTATAACAGAGTATCCAAATACTTAATTCAAGGATTTAAAAATGGCAAAAACATTACAGTTTAAAAGATATACAACAAGCGTTCTAGCAAATACAACAGGTGCAAGCGGAGAATTAATTGTAGATTCTAATACAAACTCAATTACAGTACATGATGGAAGCAAATCTGGCGGATGGTATACTGCAAATGCAATTACATTACAAGCCGCATTTGATAAAGTTAATGCAGCATACCAACAAGCAAATACAGATTTAAGTTATTTAGCTTCAAATGTTGCAATAATTTTGGGTATAGATGTTACTCAAAATAGTGCAAGTAATTTAGCTTATGCACAAGCAAATGCTGCATTCTTAGTAGCCAACACACCAAGCAATGTTGCAAATTCTGCTTCATTATATGCTAATGGTGCTTTTTTTGTAGCAAATACAGCAAATATAAACGTTGTGATAGTTGGTTCACAAGCTAATAGTGCTTTTGCTCAAGCTAATGGTGCCTTCGCATCTGCCAACTTAATAGGTTCTATTGCAAATGCTGCATTTTTGACAGCCAATACACCAAGTAATATTGCCAATTTAGCATTCTCTCAAGCTAATGCAGCATTCACTGCGGCTAACACAGCAGCAAACACAGTTCCACAAAACAGACAAACAACAAATTATGTATTAGCTTTGACTGATGCAGGAAAACATTTGTATTATGAAACGGCATCGAATGTTATAGTGTACATTCCAACAACATCAAGTGTGGCTTTTGCAAACGGCAATAAAATTATGGTTGTTTCTAGAACTTCTTCATCTGCAAATATTTCTGTAACACCTAATACAGGAGTATCTCTGTATGCTGCAGGAAATACAATATCAGGAATTCATAATGTTACTACATATGGTGTTGCAACATTGATGCAGGTTTCTTCTAACACTTGGTTTATTCAAGGCACTGGAATAACATGATAATTGGGTAATACTATGAATAATTTTGAAAAAAACATGGAAGAAATATTTGATATTTCTTCAAAACCAGAAACACCAGTTGTTGTGAAAAAAGATACACCTATTGCATCATTGGATTCAAATTTGGAAGAAGATTTAACGGATGCCTATGAGCAGACTAAAACTAATCTCCAAGATTTGATTGACCAAGGCAAAGATGCAATGGAAGAAATTTTACAAATTGCAAAAGCAGGCCAACATCCAAGGGCCTTTGAAGTCTATGGAACATTGTTGAAAAATGTTGTAGATGCAAATAAAGAACTTCTTATTGTGCAAAAACAGATGCGAGAAATGAATAAACAAAATCAACCATCGGGTGCAACACATATTGATAAAGCCATATTTGTTGGTTCTACATCTGAATTGAACAAGTTAATCAAAGGTAAAAATGATTAATAAAGATTCATATCGTGATAATCCACTGCTTAAAAAAGCAGGGGTACAAATGAAATTCTCTAAAGAACAAGTAGAAGAATACATGAAATGTGCAAAAGATCCAGTATACTTTGCAGAGACCTACATTAAGATTGTCAACGTAGACCAAGGTTTAATACCATTCAATATGTGGGGTTTTCAAAAAGATATGATTCGGTTATATCACGAAAATCGTTTTGCTATTACCAAGTGTCCTCGTCAGGTTGGTAAGACAACAACCTCAGTAGCATATCTTCTTTGGTTGACACTATTCACAGACTCACAGAACATTGCTGTTTTGGCCAACAAGGGATCGCTTGCAAGAGACATCCTGTCCAAATATCAATTAGCTTATGAGAATCTTCCAATGTGGTTGCAACAAGGTATTATTACTTGGAATAAAGGTAATGTGGAACTTGAAAATGGTTCTAAGATTATTGCTGCATCGACCTCATCATCCGCAGTTCGTGGAGGTTCTTTTAATGTAGTATTCTTGGACGAATTCGCTTTCGTTCCTGCAAATATTGCCAATGAGTTCTTTAACTCAGTATATCCTGTTATTTCTTCTGGTAAGTCTACAAAGATTATTATTGTATCTACACCAAATGGTATGAATTTGTTCTACAAACTTTGGATGGATGCAATTGCCAAGAAAAATGGTTACAAAACTTTCTCAATTCATTGGTCTATGGTACCAGGCCGTGATGAGAAATGGAAAGAAGAAACAATTAAGAATACTTCACTAGAACAATTCAGACAAGAATTTGAGTGTGAATTCTTAGGTTCTACAAATACTTTAATTTCTGGTGAAAAACTCCAACAGATGGTTTACATGGATGCAATCTATGAACATGATAAAGTTAAAATCTATGAACAACCAATGAAAGAAATTGATAATGGAAAAGACCATTTATATGCCATGACGGTTGACGTTTCAGAAGGTAAAAACATGGACTGTTCTGCATTCAGTGTTTTTGACATATCAAATATTCCATATAAACAAGTTGCAACATATCACAGTTCATCAATTTCTCCAGTTTTGTTTCCAACAGTCATCTATAATACCGCAAAAATGTATAATGATGCCTATGTTTTGGTAGAAATTAATAACACTCCACAAATTGCAGATAGTTTACACAATGACCATGAATATGAAAACTTATGGAAAGTGTTTACCGGAAACAAAAAACCACAACAATTGTCAGCTGGTTTTGCAAGAGGCATTCAATTAGGTTTGAAAATGTCTCCTCAAGTAAAAAGAATTGGATGTTCAAATTTAAAGATGTTGATTGAAGGTGACAAACTTTTAATTAACGATTTTGATACCATTTCAGAATTGACCACTTTTGTTGCAGAAAAAAATTCATTTCAGGCAGAAGAAGGTGCAAATGATGATTTGGCTATGAGTTTGGTTATATTCTCGTGGTTGACTACTCAAACTTATTTTAAAGAAATTGTAAGCCATGATATTCGTAAACAAATTCAATTAGAAACAATGAATCAGGTGGATGATGAAGGGCTGCCTGAAATGATGGTAGAAGATGGGTTACAAATGCAACTTGAATTGATTGATGGAGATTTGTGGGATTCAAGTATTGGAGGAGATACGTATGGATCCTTCATGAGAGACATGATGCGAAATCTATAAAAATAACGATTCATAAATAATTCATTGGTATAAACTGCCATATAACAGAATAAAATCAAGGAGAAGACACAAATGGCGCAAATAGCTCAATTATCTCCAGGCGTAGTTACAACAGAAACCAACTTAACAACAGTTGTTCCTTCAGTTTTGACCACAGCCGGTGCGTATGCAGGAGCCTTTAACTGGGGTCCAGGCAAATCAATTACATCAGTTGACAGTGAAAGAACGCTTGTTAACATTTTTAATCAACCAGATTCTAATACATCAAGTTCTTTTTGGACAGCAGCTTCGTTCTTAGCTTATGGAAACAATCTTCAAGTTGTTCGTGCAGTTAATTCCGGAACATTGAATGCTGTTGCAGCAGGCTCTGCGGCACAAATAGTTAATAGAGAAGCATTCCAATATACATTATTGAATTCAGGCAATTCTAATGGTTACGGCGCTTTCATGGCACGTTATCCTGGTTCTTTAGGAAATTCATTAACAGTATCGGTAATTGATGCTGGTGCAGCTAGTCAATTTTCTTCTTGGAATATTGCACTATACAATGTTGCAGGATCAAATTATGCTAACGTTGCGTTGGCTGGTTATTTTAACAGTGCTCCTTCTACAACATATAATGTTTCACAAGTTGGTGGTGCTAATGACCAGATTCACATTGCAGTTGTAGATACTGGCGGATTATTCTCAGGAACAAAAGGAACAGTTTTAGAAACTTTTGCTTATCTTTCTAAAGCGTCTGATTCTGTTGATCCAACAGGCCAATCAAACTACTATAAAAATGCCATTTTCAATAATTCAAAATACGTGTATGCAGTTGATCCTGTGAGTTTTATTGCAACTAATGGAACATGGGGACAAAGATCAGCAAATACAAGTTTTACAACTTTAGCAACACCTTTCACAATGCCATTGTCTGGTGGAGTTGATGCGGCAGTAACAGATGCTGATGTAATTACTGCTATATCTTATTTTACAGACACAGCACAAACATCAATCTCATTGTTAATGACTGGTCCTTATACGAATACAGCTATTCAAACTGCTGCTATTAATCTGGCTTCAACACGTAAAGATTGTGTTGCGTTTGTTTCTCCACCTCAGACAGCTGTTGTTAACAATTCAGGAGGTGAACAATCTTCTGTAACCACTTGGATACAAAGTTTATCTTCATTATCTGGAGGTCCAGCAGGTTCATATGCATTTGCAGATTCTGGATGGAAATATCTATTTGACCGTTACAACAATACATATCGTTGGGTTCCAATGAATGGAGACGTTGCAGGATTGTGTGTAAACACAGATGCAACTACAAGTCCATGGTACTCTCCTGCTGGTTACACTCGCGGAGTAATTAAAAATGTTATTAAGTTAGCATGGAATCCAACTCAAAGCGCAAGAGATGCTTTATATCAAATCGCTGTTAATCCAGTAGTATCGTTCCCTGGTTCAGGTACTGTGTTATTTGGCGACAAAACATTACAAACACAACCTTCAGCTTTTGACCGTATTAATGTTCGTAGATTGTTCATTGTTCTGGAACAAGCAATTGCAAGAGCTGCTAAATTTTCATTATTTGAATTCAATGATGCATTTACACAAGCGCAATTTATTGCACTAGTTACGCCTTATCTGCGTTCAGTACAAGCACAAAGAGGCATTACTGCATTCCAAGTTGTTTGTGATTCAACTAACAATGGTCCATCAGTTGTTAATAACAATCAGTTTGTTGGTGATATTTACATTCAACCGGCTCGTTCTATTAACTTTATCCAGTTGAATTTTGTTGCGGTTGGTACCGGTGTTAATTTTACAACAATTACCAACACCACAGCGTAATAAATATAACAACGAATAAAGGAGAAAAAAATGGCTTTTCAAATTAGCGATTTTACGCAAAGATTATCAGGAGATGGTGCCCGTCCAAATTTATTCCAGGTTGTTATGTCTAACATTCCAGGAATATCCGGAAACAAGCTATCTTTTATGGCCAAGTCGGCACAACTTCCAGGATCAACTCTTGGAACAGTTCCAATATATTACTTTGGCCGCGAAATGAAATTTGCAGGAAATAGAACTTTTGCTGATTGGACAATTACTATCATTAACGATGAAGATTTTATGATTCGTAATGCAATGGAATCATGGATGAATGCCATCAACAGTAATGAATCTAATATAAGAGGGAATCCTGGTGTTTCAATTTCAGCAACTGGCCAAAATTACACCACAGATGCACAAGTTTTCCAATATGGTAAAACTGGTCCTCAAGCGGCAAATGCTGCCAACGGAGCGTTGAAAGGATACAATTTTGTTGGTATGTTCCCAGTTGATTTGTCTCCAATTGATTTAGATTGGGGTTCAAATGATAGTATTGAAGAATTTTCAGTAACATTTGCATATCAATACTGGACAACCGGTGTTAATGGTGCAACTACAGGGTTAACAACCTAATTTAGTCTACTATATAAAGAGGGCTTAGGTCCTCTTTTTAATGATTTTTTGAACGGACTTAGAATAAATGGCAAATAAATTTTCACTTTTTGGTTTCACAATCTCTCGACAAGATAATGAAGCTAAACAAGAAGCTCAACAATCATTCTCTCCACCGAGTAATGATGATGGTGCATTAACGATTACCTCTGCTGCTTATTATGGCACATATGTTGACTTAGATGGTACTGCAAAGAATGAAGTTGAGTTAATTTCTCGTTATCGTGAAATGGCAATGCAACCAGAAATTGAGTCTGCAATTGACGACATTGTTAATGAGGCTATTTGCCAAGATGATGATGGTAAAATTATTCAGATTATTTTAGATGACCTAGAACAACCTGATAAGATTAAAAAAGCCATCAAAGACGAATTTAGTACTATTTTGCGTATGTTAAACTATACGAAAATGGCACAAGACATATTCCGTAGATATTACATTGACGGAAAACTTTATTATCATATTATTGTAGACAGAGAAGAACCTACAAAAGGTATTAGAGAATTAAGATATATTGACCCACGAAAAATGCGTAAAATTCGTGAAGTCAAAAAACAAAAAGATGAGCGTACCGGTGTAGAAGTTATGAATGTTGTGAATGAATATTATATTTACAATGATAAAGTAACTACAGGGAGTTCTACAAACTATGGCCCAGTTGGTACAAGAATTACTACAGATTCAGTGGTTTCTGTGGTCTCTGGTCTTATGGATTCTCGTAGGGCTGTTGTCTTATCATATTTACACAAAGCAATCAAGCCGTTAAATCAGTTGCGTATGATTGAAGATGCGACAGTTATCTATCGTATCTCTAGAGCACCTGAACGCCGTATTTT